ACAAAGTCGTACCAATATCCGTTAACTATCCGTTTTTTTTTAAACCCATCCAGGATGGTATGGATCGTCCTAAAACCGAGTTGGCGTATAGAGTCCCAGCTTCAAAGCTTACTAGACGAAAACTAGATGATAACGTTAAATTAAAAGAATTAAAAGGTCTTGACACAACTATAGACTGGAAAAACACGGGGGATAACTCTTACGATGGTGAGAAATTAAAAATATTAGCACACGACGAATCAGGAAAATGGGAACGACCAGACAATATATTAAACAACTGGAGAGTTACAAAAACTACACTAAGACTAGGCCGAAGAATAGTAGGCAAGTGTATGATGGGCTCAACTTCAAACGCGTTAGATAAAGGTGGAAACAACTTCAAAAAACTTTACTACAATTCAGACGTTACAAAAAGAAATAGAAATGGACAAACAAGTTCTGGCCTCTACTCTCTTTTCATCCCTATGGAATGGAACTACGAAGGATTCATGGATACTTTTGGATCACCTGTATTCACTACGCCAACAAATCAAATCAAAGGAATCGACGGTGTACCGATTACTACAGGAGTTATAGAACATTGGGACAATGAAGTAGATGGATTAAAATCAGATCAAGATAGTTTAAACGAATATTATCGTCAATTTCCAAGAACTGAACAACACGCTTTTAGAGACGAAACAAAAGATAGCTTATTTAACTTAGTAAAAATCTATGAACAAATAGATTACAACGAAGAGGTTAAAAATAACGCCAATGTAACAATAGGTAGTTTTATGTGGCAAAACGGAGTTAAAGATACTAAAGTATTTTTTGCTCCAAATCCTAATGGAAGATTTAAAGTATCCTGGGTGCCACCTAAAAATTTACAAAATAGAGTGATTATAAAAAATGGCATTAAATATCCAGGAAACGAACATATTGGAGCATTTGGATGTGATAGTTACGACATTAGCGGTACTGTGGATGGTAAGGGTTCTAATGGATCACTACATGGACTAACTAAGTTTTCTATGGAAGACGCTCCACCCAATCATTTTTTTTTAGAATATATAGCAAGACCTGAAACCGCTGATATATTTTTTGAAGAAATATTAATGGCTTGCGTGTTCTACGGAATGCCTATATTAGCAGAAAACAATAAGCCAAGATTATTGTATCATTTTAGAAGAAGAGGTTATAGGGGTTTTAGCATGAATAGACCCGATAAAGTATGGAACAAATTATCATCAGCTGAAAAAGAAATAGGTGGAATACCTAACTCAAGCGAGGATATTAAACAAGCACATGCAGCTGCAATTGAGTTTTATATTAACGATTACGTGGGTTTTAGCAATGGTAAATATGGAGATATGTATCACCAAGCCACTCTAGAAGATTGGTTAAACTTTAATTTAAACAACAGAACTAAACACGATGCATCTATAAGCTCTGGTTTAGCAATAATGGCTTGTAACAAAAATAAGTATAGACCTTCTGCTGAAAGATCTACAACTCCTATTAAATTAGGATTTAAAACTTATGACAATACAGGATATTTATCCAAAATTAACAGATAATATATATGAAAATTTACACAAATAGTCACAGTGCATTTCCTGATCAGGTAGTACCAGACGCGGAAAAGGCTACTTGGGAGTATGGTCTAAGAGTAGGCCGAGCTATTGAAGGTGAATGGTTTTGGGCTGGTCAAGGAAGAGATAAGTTTTATCAAAACTACAATAACTTTCACAACTTAAGATTATACGCTAGAGGAGAACAATCAATACAGAAGTATAAAGATGAACTATCTATAGATGGTGACTTATCTTATTTAAACCTTGATTGGAAACCAGTTCCTATACTACCGAAATTTGTAGACATTGTTGTTAATGGTATATCTCAAAGAACTTTTGATATAAATGCTTTTGCTCAAGATCCAGTATGTTCTAGACAAAGAACTGCTTATGCGGAAGGCTTATTAGCAGATATAAATGCTAAAGCTTTTTTAGAACAAGTTCAAACTACTTTAGGTGTAAATGGATTTAATTCAGCAGACAGAAGCAGTGCTCCTCAAGACGAAGAAGAACTTTCAGTTCACTTGCAAATGGATTTTAAACAGTCAGTTGAGGTTGCTGAAGAAGAAGTTATAAATCAAGTTTTAGATAAAAATAAATATGAACTAACTAGGTCTAGAGTTAATTATGATTTAGCTGTCTTAGGTATTGGAGCCGTTAAAACGAGTTGGAACCAATCTGAGGGAGTGGTTGTAGATTATGTTGATCCTGCTAATTTAGTTTGGTCATATAGCGAAGATCCGAATTTTCAAGATTTGTGGTATGTTGGAGAAGTTAAAGGTATTAGTTTATCCGAATTAAAAAAAGAATTTCCAGACTTAACACCTGGTGAATTAGAGCAAATACAAAAATATCCTGGAAACCAAAACTACGTAAGAAACTGGAATGGTAGACCAGATAATAATACTATACAGGTATTATATTTTGAATATAAAACATATACAAATCAAGTTTTTAAAATAAAAGAAAATAACTTTGGTTTAGAAAAAGTATTAGAAAAGCAAGACACTTTTATACCACCAGAAGATGCTATTGGTTATGGAAAAATAGAAAGATCAATAGAAGTGTTATATTCTGGAGCTAAAGTTCTTGGACATACAAATATGTTACGATGGGAAATGTCAAGTAACATGACTCGTCCAGTAGCTGATACTGTAAAGGTAAATATGAACTACGCTCTATGTGCTCCAAGAATGTATAAAGGTAGAATTAACTCATTGGTTAATAGAGTAACAGGTTTTGCCGATATGATACAGTTAACGCATTTAAAACTACAACAAGTTTTATCTAGAATGGTTCCAGATGGGGTTTATTTAGATGTTGATGGATTGGCAGAAGTTGATTTAGGTAATGGTACTAATTATAACCCTAAAGAAGCTTTAAATATGTATTTCCAAACTGGTAGTATTGTAGGTAGATCATTAACTCAAGATGGAGATCCTAATCGTGGTAAAGTTCCTATTCAAGAGCTTTCCAGTTCCAGTGGAATGGCTAAAATGCAGTCTTTAATTCAAACTTACAACTATTATTTACAAATGATAAGAGATGTAACCGGATTGAATGAAGCTAGAGATGCTAGTATTCCTGATAAAGATTCTTTAGTTGGACTACAAAAACTAGCAGCAGCTAACTCAAACACAGCGACAAGACATATTCTTCAAGCTGGATTATACCTTACACATAGAACTTGTGAAAATATATCTTTAAGAGTTGCTGATTCTTTAATGTATCCTACAACTAGAGCTGCTTTAGAAAACAGTTTATCACAATATAATGTTGGGACTTTAGACGAGTTGGCTGATTTAAATATACATGACTTTGGTATATTTATTAATCTAGAGCCGGATGAAGAAGAAAAAGCTCAATTAGAACAAAATATTCAAATAGCTTTAAAAGAAAATCAAATATATTTAGAAGATGCTATTGATATTAGAGAAGTGAAAAATTTAACTTTAGCTAATCAGTTTTTAAAATACAGAAGAAAGAAAAAACAAGAACAAGACCAAGCTGCTCAAGAAAGAATGATTCAAGCTCAGGCGCAAGCTAATGCTGAAACAGCTGAAAAAGCCGCTATGGCGGAAGTTCAAAAACAACAAGCTTTAACAGAGACGGAAGCTCAACTTAAGAAAATAGCAGCAGAATTAGAGTTGCAAAAAATGCAAGTAGAGCTAAATCATAAGTTGCAAATGGCAGAAGTACAACATGGCTACGACATGCAACTAAAACAGATGGATGTAAGTAAAGCTACTGCTAAAGAAGAAATGATTGAGCAAAGAAAAGATCAAAGAACTAGAATACAAGGAACACAACAAAGTAAAATGATAGCTCAAAGAACAAACGATAGTGCTCCAGTAGATTTTGAAAAAGGAAGTGGTCCTGGACAATCTCCATTAACACCGGAAGATTTTATAGCCACTTAAAATTATTAATTATTATATTATATTATGTCAGAAGAAATAAAACAAGAAGGAGAATTTAAGGTGAAAAAGAAACCTGGTCGTCCTAAAAAATTAAACAAATCAAAAGAAGAGAATACTGTAAAAGTTGATCTTAATAAAAAAGAAGAAGATGCCATTCCTGAGTCAGAACCAACGAGGGTTGTGTTACCGCCTGATGAAGAAAGCAAAGAAGAAGGGAAAGAAACCGAAGTGGAATTGCAACCTGTGGGAGAAACACACGCCGAAGAACCAGAAGTTACCAGTGAAAGTAAAGAAGAAGAAATAATTGAAGAAGTAATAACTGAGAAAGTTGAAGAACCTGTAAGCCAAACTAAAAAACAAAGTGAACAAGCTAAAGTAGATTTACCAGAAAACTTAGAAAGTTTAGTTAAGTTTATGAGTGACACAGGCGGAACATTAGAAGATTACGTTAATTTAAATAAAGATTATTCAAAAATTGACGACAATACAGCGTTGAAAGAATATTACAATAAAACTAAACCTCATTTAGATTCAGAAGAAATTAACTTTTTACTAGAAGATAATTTTTCTTGGAACGAAGATGAAGAAACCGAGCGAGATATTAAAAAGAAAAAACTTGCTTACAAAGAAGAAATTGCAAAAGCTAAAAACTATTTAGAAGCTTCTAAAAAAGAATATTATAAAGATATCAAGTTGAGATCTAACAGTAGTATTACAGAGGAGCAAAAAGCAGCTTTAGATTTTGTCAATACATACAAGCAGAGCCAAGAACACGCGCAAAAGCTTCATGGAACGTTTAAACAAAAAACTCAAGAGTTTTTCAAAGGAGATTTTAATGGATTTAATTTCGATGTTGGAGAAAAAAACTTTAGATATAAACTAAACAATCCTTCAGAAGCTGCTGACCGCCAATCAGATCTTAAATCCGTTTTTAAGAAGTTCTTAAATGATGATGGGAGTGTTAATGATTACTCAGGTTATCACAAAGCTGTTTATGCTGCTGCTAATTCCGATAACTTAGCTAAACATTTTTATGAGCAAGGCAAAGCCGATGCTACTAAAGATATTATAGCTAAATCTAAGAATATACAAGATGGGAAACCACGTACGACTTCTAATGGAGACGTTTTTATTAATGGATTAAAAGTTAAAGCAATTAGTGGTGCTAATGGTTCTAAGTTAAAAATCAAAAAAAGAACATAACTTAAAAAACAAAAATTATGAGTTTAAATCCAGCGTTGGGTCCAAATTTGGAGCCAGCACAGAAGCGAATGGCGTTACACACAAACTATCTGTCTTTTACAGATGGCGATAACGACTTTGCACAGCAATACCTACCTGAGCTTTATGAGCAAGAGGTAGAAAGATATGGTAATAGAACTATTGCCGGATTCTTAAGAATGGTTGGCGCTGAAATGCCAATGACATCTGACCAAGTTGTTTGGTCTGAACAAAATAGATTACACGTAGCTTACGAAACATGTGAAGTTATAGATGGCACGACTATTAGAGTAAACATTGATCCTGACGTTACCGCTGCTGGTGGTGCTGTTGGAAGCAAAGAGTGTGCTGTTAAAGTAAACAATACTTTAGTTGTTTATGGAAATGGTACAACAGGTGCTGGTCAAGGTAAAACTATGAAAGTATTAGTAACAGCTGCTCCTAGTAACTATCAAGGCGGTGGTGCAGGAGTTCCTAGAACTTGTGACTTAACTGTTGCTTGCTACGAGGCGGCTAAACTGACAACTGGTGGACAAAACCCAGGTGAATTTGATGGATCTGGATCTTCAGGTGGATTAAATTCTGATGTTGCTATATTCGTTTATGGTTCTGAATGGGAAAAAGGATCTAATACAGATGCTTTAGCTTCTATTGAGCCTGACTTTACACAATTTTCTAACTCTCCAATTATTATTAGAGATAAGTTTGAGATCAATGGATCTGATACTGCTCAAATTGGTTGGGTTGAAGTTGCAACTGAAGATGGAACATCTGGTTATTTATGGTATCTAAAATCTGAATCTGAAACAAGATTAAGATTTGAAGATTACATGGAAATGGCTATGGTTGAAGGTGAACTTGCTATCGCTGGTGGTGGAGTTGCGGCATTAGGCCTCAATAACGCAAGTCAAGCTGGGCAAAAAGGTACGCAAGGTTTATTTGCTGCTATTAAAGATAGAGGTCATGAGTATCAAAATTTCGCTGGTACTGGCGGAGGTAATGATGCTTTAGATGATTTTGATTCTATTTTAGCTCAATTAGATTTTGAAGGTGCTATTGAAGAAAATATGATTTTCTGTAATAGATCTTTAGCTTTATCTATTGACAACATGATTGCAAACGTTAACGGATCAGCTCAAGCTAGTGGTGCTGGTAACGGAGCTTCTTATGGTCTGTTTGAAAATGATGCTAATATGGCATTGAACTTTGGGTTTGATGGTTTTAGAAGAGGTTCTTATGACTTCTACAAAACTGACTGGAAATATCTAAACGATGCTTCTACTCGAGGTTTAGCAAAAGACATCGAAGGTGTATTAGTACCTGCTGGTACTTCTACAGTGTACGATCAAATGTTAGGATCTAACATAAGACGTCCATTCTTACACGTAAGATATAGAGCTTCAGAAGCTGATGACAGAAGACTTAAGTCTTGGGTTACAGGTTCTGTAGGTGGAGCTTATACATCATCTTTAGATGCTATGGAAGTACACTTCCTATCTGAAAGATGTTTAGTTACTCAAGCTGCTAATAACTTCATGTTATTTACTACTTGATAAATACCAAATGCTAGGGTGCTTCGGCACTCTAGCTTTTTTAAATTATATTATATTATGAAAACAAAAGAAAAAAGAAAAGAAGAAGAAGGATGGGAAATAAAAGACCGTCTTTATCATTTAATAAATAAAAAACCTTTAACATTAAGATTAAATTGCAAACACAGTAGAAGATCTCCTTTATTATATTTTGATGAGGAAAATGGAGAACAAAAAGAACTACGATACGCAACTAATATGTCATCTCCTTTTGTAGACGATCAAAAAGGAACAGCAACATTAGGACATATAGTATTTAAATCTGGAAGGTTATTTGTTCCTAAAGAAGAACAAAATTTACAAAAATTATTATCTCTATACCATCCTAGAAGGGATAAAGAATATAGAGAATTTAAACCTCAAGTTAACGCTGCTAACGATATAGATTATTTAGAAATAGAAATAGATGCTTTAAACACAGCTAGAGATATTGATATAGATCAAGCAGAAGCTATATTAAGAGTAGAAATTGGATCCAAAGTCACTAAGATGAGTTCTAAAGAGATTAAAAGAGATTTACTACTATTTGCTAAGTCAAATCCAGTTTTATTCTTAGATTTAGTTTCTGATGAAAATATACAATTAAGAAATACAGCGGTAAAGGCTGTAGAAGCAAGAATACTAAAACTATCTCAAGATAATAGAACAGTTAGTTGGGCTTCTAATGGTAAAAAACTAATGACAGTTCCTTTTGAAGAAAATCCATATTCTGCACTAGCGGCTTGGTTTCAAACTGATGAAGGTTTAGAAGTTTTTAAATCGGTAGATAAAAAACTAAATTAATAAGTGATTATAAATAAGGCGGCAACTACGCCGCCTTTTTTTTAAATAAATAAAAATGGCTATAAATGTAAACGAAGTATATACAACTGTGCTAACAATATTAAACAAGGAGCAAAGAGGATATATGACTCCTGCAGAGTTTAATAGAATAGCAACTCAAGTTCAAAGAGAAATCTTTGAAAAATATTTTGATGATTTAGCTATTTACTCTAGAACACCTAGTACTGAAATTGAGTATGCAGATAGATTAAAAAATACAGAGGAAAAGTTGGAAGAGTTTAGAACATCTACTTATCCAACTTACAGCAATGGAGGTTTTGATATTCCTGAAAACTTATATAGACTAGGTAATGTTACATTTAGAGATTTTTTAGAAATACCAGGTTCTCCTGGTAATTATAATTTTAGCTCTAACTATGTTGAAGCTCAACAATTAGATAGACACGAGTTTAATTTAGTGACAAGATCTAAACTCACTGCTCCCACTAAAACTTGGCCTTCTTATTTATATGAAAATAACAAATTATATTTAAGTCCTAGCTCAATAAATGTAGGATCTATTTTAAGTCCACTTCAAGATGGTTGTATATTAATAGATTATATTAAAAAACCAGAAAATGTTACATGGGCGTATACTGTAGGTAGTTTAGGTGAATTTCAATACGTTCCTCAAGGAGCTTCTGGACCTGTAACTCCTTCTAGCGGGTCTGTAGATTTTGAATTACATAATTCTGAACAAACAGAAGTTGTTATAAGCATTTTGTTTTACGCGGGGGTTGTTTTGAGAGATCCTCAAATAGTTCAAGTTGCAACACAAAAAATTCAGCAAGAAGAAACTTTAGAAAAACAATAAAATATGGGATTATTAAACGAAACTAATGCAGAATATTATTCTGGTCAACAATATGTAACTGTAGGATCTGCACCCCAGTCTATTTTTAATTCTACTTTTGATACACCATTAGTAAGTGCTTACGATATAAACGGAAAAGAAATAGCACCAACATCAAATTATAATGTATTTGTAATTTTTGCTGGAATATCCCCTATACAGTTACCTCAAAGTAGCTCTTATGTTTCTGGTCCTAATGGTTCTCAAATTACTATTCCAGACTTAGATGATCCTTCAACTATAAATTATCAGTTAATAATACAATTAACAGAGCCCACTATAGGAACCAATTATGGAAGCTATGAATATATAAGTTTAAATGACATTGTAGATAACTTTTTAGTTGGGTATGTTGGTCCTGATAATATCATACCTAGAGTTAGAAGAACTGATGTTTTGTTTCATGCTAAAAGAGGATTACAAGAGTTTAGTTATGATACTTTAAAAAGTGTTAAAGAAATGGAATTAAATATTCCACCAAGTCTTTCAGTTCCATTACCTCAGGACTATGTTAACTATGTGAAACTTGCTTGGGTGGACGAGAGTGGAGTAGAAAGAATAATTTACCCTACTACTTTAACATCTTATCCAACTGAACTGCCAATTCAAGATGATAAAGGAATACCTACTCAAGATTCTTTTGGAGAAAACATAGAAGCTTCTCAAGCTATTATAACCGAAAGATGGAACGCTTTAAAGAATAATTGGACAACTAATTGGCAAAATTATCCATATGGAGATTATTGGGGTTATTATCCATCTTTAAATTGGTATGGAAGAATGTATGGTTTAAATCCAGAAACTGCTCAACAAAACGGTTGGTTTGGGATAAATGAAAGAACTGGTACAATATCATTTAGTAGTGGTTTAACAAACGCGTTAATAACTTTATCTTATATATCAGATGGATTAGCAACAGATGCTGATACTAAAATTCCTAAAATGGCTGAACAAGCTATGTATATGCATATCGCTTATAGTATATTGTCTACTCGTAGAGGAATTCCTGAATATATAGTTCAAAGGTTTAAAAAAGACAGGAGTTCTGCTTTGAGAAATGCTAAGATAAGATTACAAAACATTAAATTAGGTGAATTTACTCAAATAATGAGAGGTAAGTCTAAATGGATTAAACATTAATTATGGCGGAAAGTAAAAATAGTTTTATCAAGTCTAAAATGAATCAAGACTTAGATAGCAGGTTGATTCCAGCTGGTGAGTATAGAAGTGCTTTTAATATAGCTGTTAGTCAAAATGAGGGTTCAGACGTTGGTACATTAAAAACTGTTTTAGGAAATTCTGAAATAGCTGATTTTGGTTTTACTAATGAATGTAATGTTGAAATTATTGGTTACTGTGTTGATGATGAAAACAATTATGTATATTTGTTTTTTACTAATTTTATAGATACTTCTTTTGATAAATTAAGTAATCGCCCACCTAGTACTGCTATCTGTGAAATATGGAGAAGAAATATAGTTTCAGGTGCAAATACTAAATTAGTAGAAGGATCATTTTTAAATTTCTCTATAACACATCCTATTTCTGGAGTAAATGTATTAGAAGATTTATTATTTTTTACTGACAATAGAAATCAACCTAGAAAAATTAATACAAATAAAGCTAATCCTTCAAATTCTAATAATCCTAATTATTATACCAATGACGACCAAATAAGTGTTATAAAATATTATCCTCACGACTGTATACGTTTAATAAAGGATTATATTGTAGATTATCAAATAAATCAAGGTACTCAGGGTGATTATAGCAATTTAATTGATAATTTTTTTGTTGCGGAAGGAGGTAGTGGTAATGGGCTTTTAGTTAAAATTACAGCTGCATCAGCTCTGCCAGGTAAATTACAAGCAATTGAAATAATAGATCAAGGCGTAGGTTATCAAGATGGAGACATAGTAACTATTGCGGGAAAAATAGGAAATGCCACATTGACCTTAACGGTTGAAAGCAATACTACAATGAGAGATAAGTGTTCAGAAAAACTCCCTATAAGTTCTGTTTTTGATTTAAGCTTCCCCCTAATACCAAGCGTAACTATCATACCGGATGGTAGTGGTTTAGCAGACGAGTTTGAAATTAATGTAAGTCAGGGTACAATTTCAGGACCTGACCTGCTAGAAGTAGATTATACTGGTGCTTTAGTAAAATTTAACGGCTCAGTACCAACACCTCCTGGAACTTATATTTCTCAAGTAGATGCCTCTCCATCTTTTCAGAGGTTTAAAGTAAAATGGCCTAATTTAACGCCAACACAAATTCCTGATGTAACCCAAATGGAAGTTGGTTTTAACCCTGATTACGAAGAAAATTGGCCTGGAGATTGTCAATATTTAAAAGATAAATTTGTAAGATTTGCGTATAGATTTAAGTTTGATGATAATGAATACTCAATAATATCACCATTCACTCAAGCTTGTTTTATTCCCAAACAAAATGGTTATTTTCTTTCCGAAGATAGACAAATAACTACTAACCTTTCAACTACAAGTGAAAATGTAACTGACACTCAAACTGCTTTTGAAAGTACAGAAATAGATTTTTTTGAAAACTCTGTCACGGATGTAGAGTTATTAATACCATGCCCTGAATTCTTAGATAATACTCCATCTTTATTTAGTAATTTAAGAAATCAAATGCATGTTGAAGCTATTGAAATAATATATAAAAATGATGATGAAACTGTATTAAAAGTTGCTGATGTTATAACTAAAGATAAGTTTGTAAATTTAGATTCTTCCGTTTTAACATATGATTACCAATCAAGAAAACCTATAAAAGTATTACCTGAATCAGAACTAACTAGAGTTAGTGATAAAGTTCCATTAAGAGCTTTAACTCAAGAGATAGTTGGAAATAGAGTTATGTATGGCAATTATATAGATGGTCATTCTAGTTTACCTTTTTTAAATTATCAAGTTAACGCAGCACCTAAGTTTCCTACAGAAATAAGTGATTTAAAAAAAGAATATCAAAATCATACTTTAAAGCAAAATAGAAACTATCAAGTTGGTATTATATTAACAGATAGGTATGGAAGACAATCAGATGTAATATTATCATCTTTAGATAAATCGTCAATTGATTTGGCTGGTCTAGGAACTTTTACGGGTTCTACTATATATCATCCTTACAAACCCTCTGGATGGTCAAGACAAAATTTAATAACAGACAGTATACCAACAGTACCTTCAAGAACTTGGCCAGGTGACACGCTTAGTGTTAGGTTTAATCAAAACGTACCAGAAAATATAGGTGTTAATGGTTATCCAGGTTTGTTTATAGGTATAAATCCTGGTGGCTTTTCTAATCTATTTGGAGGTGCTGGTTATAGTGCTGCTACAGCAGGAAATCCTACAACCGCAACCACTACGGGTGGAACAGGAACAGGTTTAGAAGTTGATTATGTTACTTTTAAATCATTTGGGCTTAGTTATATAACATCACTAACAATAAGTAATCCAGGAACTGGATATGAAGCAGGAGATTTAATTGAAATTGATGGCGGATCTACTCCAGCTACTTTTATATACCAACCAGCTCAATCTCCTAATTTAACTGGTTGGTATAGTTATAAAATAGTTGTTAAACAACAAGAACAAGATTATTACAATGTATATTTGCCCGGAATTGTAAATGGGGCTATTAATACAGTGGGAATAGCAAGTACAACAGAGGCCACTATAAGTTTATTTTCAGATAATATTAATAAAGTTCCTAGAAATTTACAAGAAGTTGGACCAACGCAAAGCAGTTTTAACTCTAACGTGGAATTATCATTAAGAGTAGCAAACAACTATGAAGATAAATGGGTAAGTACTCAATTTTATCCAGATACGTCAATTGAAAAAGTTAAGACATTAGGTGAATTAACTGATCTAGGTTTTACTTTAAATAGGCTATCTAGAGAAATTACCAATGTGCCATCAACGACGCGTGTGGAGATGATGGGTAGTTTCTCTTCTCAACCCGCAGATGAGATAGTAAATGGAATGGCTATAACAGTTACAAGTAGTACAGGAACTAATCTAGTTTCACTAAGTGATGGAATTTATGTTACTAGCAGTTATGTTAATGCAGGCGGTAGTCCTGAGGTAACATTAAACAAAAGTATAACAGTTAATATTGGTGACACCATAACTTTTAATCCTCCAGGTATAATTTATAATTCAAATAACAATCCTTTAATTGGAATATTAAACACTTCATCTCAAATTGGAGTAGCAGAAGAAGATGACTTTAGATTACAATTAGCCGTAGCTGAAACAAAGCCTTTCGAGTCTGCTTTAGATATATATTATGAAACATCTACCAGTGGTTTAATAAGTTCTTTAAATTCAGCTATTCAAGAAGGTTCAGGTACTGACCTAACTGCAACACCATTTGCCATAACAACAATTGACACTAATGAGTGGGATGAAAGTCAATTAAATCCACAAGTTATTACTAATAATTTTTCACTTATAGATGCAACGAATAATACTTTTATTGATCCAGGAGCAGTAGCAAATATAATAAGTGTAACAGACGGAAATAACAACCCTAGAGATGCAGAGTTTAAAATTAACGATTTAGGTAATGGACAGTATAATATATCAACTGAATCTACACCTGCGGGATATGTTGTTTTACAAGATGATAATTTAACTCAGTTTAGTTTTACTGTTTCAATAGAAAGTCAAGGTAATACTTTCTATAAAACGTTTGCTGATGGTATAAATAATGTTAGACCTATTTACGGGGGTAACTATACCAACACCGAAAGTAATCCTTTAATAGTCAGTAAATGGGGAAATCAAGGTTCTGATTATATAAATAATAATGTTCCAACTGTTATTCCTTATCCTTATGATTCTAATGGATTTGATTTCTACCTTAATGGCAACGATGTGTTTTCAGCGACAAATGGATCAGGTGATAATGATCTTAATAAACAAGAATTACAGTGGTATCTTGAATCTGCAATTTGTGTGGATGGTGAAAATATAAGTCAAAACCAGTTTGGGTATTGGCCTTCCGGCTGGAACCCATACCCTAATAGTACCACCGATACCTCTGCCTATATTGCAGTTGATCAAGGAAACACAACTACCTATTCTCCCTATCAAATAATTAAAAATCGTGACTACGTAAGAACATTTACCTATAGTACAATTGGTAGAACAGGAGTTTATGGTCCTATTGCCGCAACATGCACCGGTCTTAATACTTGGTGCGCCGGTCTAAACGGCTCAGGAGGTAATGATGGTGAAATGAGACTTGGATGTGGCGCGGGATTATTTGGAAATGATCTTACTTCGGGCACACAAGGTGGTGGCGCTGGTGGATTTTTTTATCAAGTTGACGATCCATATAACACCGATGGTATTGATAATCCACTTCAAACTTCACACTTTGTTAATTATATTACTTTTAAATTAACATTTAAAGTAAAAGACAGATGTGGTTCTGGATTAGTACCTTTAAGTCCAGCGGTAGGTTATCATGAAATATTTGTTAGATTTCAATAAATAATATATAAAACAAGTAATTATAATATGAGTGCTATAGTAGAGGTAAAATATTTTAATTCTTTTTGGATTAAAAAAATAGAAAAAACAGATACATCCGTGCCAACACAATCAACACCTGTTTGGCCTGGCATAGAATGGAATCCATATGGTTATCCTGTATTTCCGTGCGAGGGTGCTAAAACTACTACACCACCAGCTGTTGGTAATTGGTACTTAGAAGAATCTAGAATAAAAGGAGGTTTTAATAATTCTATGGTTTCTCAAGGTCCTAGAGCATACGCAAATGAAGAAAACCCTGTTCAAGATGTTAGATCAGCTTCGCTTATATATTCAGGTGTTTATAATTCTAGAACAGATATAAACAGGACTAATGTTTTTTCTACAAATGAGGAAATAACTAGAAGTGCTGATCCATCTTTTGGTAGTATTCAAAAACTTTTTGCAGAAGATAATAATTTACTTGTTTTTCAAGAAAATAAAATTAATAAAGCTTTAATAGACAAAGACGCTATATATTCAGCAGAGGGTGGAGGTACTGTAACAACTGCTAATAGAGTTGTTGGTGAATTTGTACCTTATTTAGGTAGATACGGTATTGGAAAAAATCCAGAGTCATTTGCACAATTTGGTTTTAGAAAATATTTTGTAGACCCAAACAGAGGTACTGTAATGAGATTATCAAGAGATGGTTTAACTGAGGTCTCAAAGTACGGTATGAAAGATTTTTTTAGAGACAATTTAACTGCAATAAATTCTAATTATTTCACAAAAAACATTCAATTTAAAAGTGCTGAATTATACGAATTCCCTATTTATGAATTTATTATAGAAGATATAGACGCTTGTAACGTATTTGTAGGAAGTAAAGTATTTAATCTTACTACTAATGGAGAAATTCAGGCAACAGGAGCAATAGTAACAAAAGTTGTACCTCAAGGAACTACTCCTGAAACCTATGAAATAACAGTAGACAAACCATTTACACCTTTAACAAAAGGAGTATTTTCTTTTGATTGTAAAAGTAGAATAACTGGAAGTTGGGATAATTTTAACAAATACTACACTGTATCTATTCAAGCAGATCCTTCATACGTTGATAACGAAATTAATTACTCCACACTTTCTTTTGATGAAGGTGTTAATGGTTGGGTTAGTTTTTACAGTTATAAACCTTCTTTTGCATTTAGTTTAAAAGGAAAATATTATAGCACTCAAAATAATAAATTATATGAGCACTATTCTGAAAACGCAGGTAATAACAATTTTGGAGTTTTTTACGGACAAAAAGCTCCATCAATTATAGAATTTGTAGTAAATGTCCAACCATCTATGAAAAAAGTTTTTACAACCATAAACTATGAAGGAGATAATGGATGGCAGGTTGATAGAATTATATCGTCCTCAACAAGAGTAGATGACTTTCCAAATCAAATTTCATCTGATGTATCTGGAATAATATATAGTTACAATGAAGGATTATATACTGATTATGATGGATACCCTGCTAGATGTGGTTTTGATAGAAAAGAAAACTTATATGTCGCACCTATAAAAAATACCACACTGTTTTTTAATGGCCAAGTATTACCATCTGCAACTCTTTCAGGTTTAAAAGGTTATTACTTAGACGTCGTTTTATCAACTGATCAAACAACCGATCCACAAGGTTCTAAAGAATTATGGGCTGTGGGTACAAAATTCAATCAATCATCTTAAATTAAATATGAAAGAAATAAACGAGCTCATGGTTAAAATGAGTGAGCTTGATAGTTTGGAATTTAGAGACAAAATGACTGAACTATCTAAACTTATAATAGAAAACGGAGGAACTGTACGAGAGTCTTATGCAGAAAATGATATAGTTGATAGTGTCAATGGTAACAAATTAGAACATTTTTTTGGAGAAGGTACTTATATAAGAAAAATAACAATGAATAAAAACTCAGTAATAATGAGTGCTATACACCTTATCACTCACCCTTACTTTGTTTTAACTGGAAAAGCAACTGTTTTAGGACCTGGAGGTATAGATATAATAACTGCTCCTCATTTTGGTATTACAAAGCCTGGAACACAAAGACTTTTGTATATACATGAAGATATGGAATGGTATACTGTTCATCCAACTGAAAAAACTAATGTAGAAGATATAGTTAACGAGGTTACTTCTACTACTTACGATCATGAAAAACTAAAACTAGAATAATATGTCAATGGGAATCATAGCTGCTGTAGCAGCACCGGTAATAATAGGAGGAGTTAACGCCATGATTCAGCAGGGAAAAGCTGATGGTATGGAACAAGATGTTATAGATGCAGCTCAAGACGTAGAGGATCTTATAGCTAATAGACAAGAAATTTACAATGCAGCTGGTGATATTAGAGCCATGAAGGATCAATTGTCTAATAGTTATGCAAATTTAGGAGTTGCTACTCAAGCGGCTGAAATGCAACAACAGCAAACAGATGTTGCTTTAGCCAATATGATGGAAGGAATGTTAGCTACTGGCTCCGGTGGAAGCGCTACGGCGTTAGCGCAAGCTGCTGCTAAAAGCAAGCAAGGAATATCAGCAAATATAGAACAGCAAGAAGTTGCTAATCAAAAACTAAGAGCAGAAGGAGAAAAAGAAATTCAAGCACAAAAAATGGCTCTTGAGCGAGATGCTATTGGAGCAGAACAACAAGCTTGGCAAGCTGCTGAAGATAGAGAAATATTTGATATAAATAGACAACAGGCAGAAGCAGATTTTTTAAGAAACCAACAGCAAGCTTACAGTGACGCTGCTAGTGCATCTTGGATGGCAGGAATTAGTGGTACTACAAGTGTGGGAGCTTCTTACGTTGGAACATTATAATAAGTTAAAATATGGCAACACAACCTAATATACCTAATTATCAATTAAGCAAAGCTCCAGAAATGCAGGTTGCTATGATTGGAGCATTAAGTCAAAACTTAACGGCGGCAATGACCGCTTTAGGTAAAAAAAATGCAGCTAAAAAAGCTGAAGAAAAAATAATAGATAAAGAAGCTAGAGCAGTTCAAAATCAATTTATGGCCAAAGCTAGTGAGGTTGAAGGAACCTTAATCGGGCAAATGGATGCTGCTAATAGAAAATGGGCAAGAGATACTGGTAAAGAATTAAATGCTCTTTATACTAAAGCCTACGGCTCTAATGGCACAGATAAAGATAAAGATGCTTATTTATTAGCTCAAAGTAATGCTATGGCAAACATAAACGTTATAGCTACAAACGCTACTTTAGTTTCTAATAATCAAAAATCTTTAAAAAGTAACAGAAACGCTAAAAGCAAGGGAAGTAAAAATGTATTTTTATATGATGATAATTATATGTATGATGAAGATGGTATGAGAATGTATAATGAAGCTTCTAATTTTGGCAATGGTACATATAGCGATTTTAGTATTGTAACAAATGAAAAAGGACATGTTGTTATGTCTGGAAAAGGAATGGAAGATCTAGATTTAAATGCTAGAGTGGATGCTTATAAACATAGTAATAGAGATTTAAATCATTTTATGATAACTAAAGATGATCTAACATCAACCCATAGTTATGATAAGTATAATAAAAAAATTAAACCATTATTAGAAGCTGATACTAAGAAAGTGAAAATTACAGACTATGACGGAGCTACTAGAACTTGGACAACAACAAGCAGTGTAGTATACGCATCGTTAGCTGAGCTAGAAGAAGGGAATAAACAATTAAGTAATCAAATTAACCAAGATTTAGACAATGACAAAATGGGTAAGTGGTGGAGACAAATGCAGGAAAAACCTTTAAATGAAGGAGGGGTTAAAGATCAACCTTTTGGAGACTTACCATGGCAGTTTTTAAACCGCGTAAACGACGACGGGTTGAAAAATTTAATATCTGATCAAGATAGTTACACGGCTTTTGATGACACTTTAGATACGGATAATGATGGTAATGTAGATGAACAACCTAGAGAATTTGCAGGTTTTTCAGATCCTACACCGAGTACTGGCTGGGAACCTGAGGATTTAGATAAGTTAAGAAACTATATAAACAATGGTCAAAGAGAAATAGCAGCACAAGCTTGGTTAACTGAGTATCAAAACTACAGACCAGAAGGAGAGAAAATACAATTAGAACAGGAAAGAGAAAGAACACCCGGAAAAGGCACTAATGGTGAATACACGAAAAAACAAATACAATCAGAAGGTTGGAGCAGACAGAGGGCTGCTGACTACCAAAAGAATGTTTTACCTTCGGTTACTGAACTAACAAAAGGTGGAGACTTAAGTGCAGTTGCTAAAAAATTACAACTAATAGATTCAAATAAAAAAGGTCGTTATTATTTAACAGGAGCAGAGTTAAAGTCTAAATATGGAGGAGTTGATGGGTTAAATGACAATGAAATATATAGTTATAAAACAACAAGTCAAAACGCTTTGTCAGGGATGCCTAAAACAACAAGTATAACTAGTGATGATTTTGATGATGATCCAGATTTAAATACTAATAATATATCTCAATCGTTATTTAACGCTTATGGATACGATCCTGATACTCAATATTTTTTAACAGTTGAAGGACAAACGGAATTAGGACAAGTACAATAATATGGAAGAACTATTAAAAATACTAAAAGCTAAAGGTTTAGTTAGCTCTACTTTAACTTTAGAAGAGTTTAAGAAAATGGGTGGCGGTGCCAATGCTAAAGCTTTTCATGATCAGTTAATTAAAGCTAATAATCCACAAGTTGAGAATGAATCACTTTTAGTTGATGATCTAAAAGATTTTGATACGTATGTAGAAAGATTTAATATAGATACTAGTTTTGACATTGATGACACTAAAATAGAACCTCTTCCAAACCCGTACGAAGGTGTTGATATGAACGAAAGACCTGAAGAGTTAAATGATCTAGAAGGTGACGACAAAACAGCTGTCACAAATACTATAGCTGATGAAAATTCTTTAAAAATATTAACAGATAATTACGAGAATAAAAAAGCACAATTAATAAAAGACAACCCTCCTAATAAAGCAAGATTACTTAAAGATCTTGAAATTGACTTTAACAAAGCTAAAAAAAACATAGAGTTAGGAGCTCAAGAAAAAAATGCTTTTCTTCAATTAAATAAATATAAAGGTACTAATTCTATAAACCCAACACAAACCGTAGAAGTTCCGGATAATGAAGATCCTTTAAATAAAACACAGTTTTTAGGCGGTACTATTTATAAAAAAGTAAATTCATCTAAAACGCAAGAAGGTATACATTCATGGTTATTTCCTGAATTAACTACAAACTACTTAGCAGGAGCAACAGGTACGGTAGATTACAACGTAGAATCAACTAATAATCTCTGGACAAGAACTAGGGAAGGTGAATTTTTATATAGTGATAATACCGCTAGTGATAAATCTCAAAACCTATTAGCTGGTATCATTGAAGCACAGTATCCAGGTTATACTGTTAGACCTTACGAAAGATCTACAAAAGATGTCTATAAAAAGAATAAGTGGGGAGTAGTTGATTATACGAAAAGAGCAGAGACAGTTCCCAATATTACTAAAAACCGAAACATTCCTATAAGTCACTTTGGAGAAGTAGGTGTTGTGGATCAAGAAGGTTCAGGTGGTGGTAGTGAAGCTTATTCATATAGAATGGTAGACGGTGAAAACGGAAAGCCTATAAGAATTAATGGTGAAGAATTAATTGTAACTAGTCCTGATGGTAAAGATGAAATAAGTGTATTTACTGAAGTTGGAGTAGGTAGTTATATAGGAGATGGTACACGTACGAGAGAAGAAGAAGATCAAGCTGTAGAGAAGTTTTTGTTACAACAAAAAATAAAGCTCGCTAATTTTGTCAATAAACATGGTAGCATTGATTTATCTAAAATAAATACAGGTAAAAGTAATTTATTAGCAAAGACAGCTAATATGTTAAATAAGCCTGTAAATGTTAATGACCCAAGTGAAGGAGGAATAGCTCCAAATGAAATGCAAGTAGAAGATCTATTAAGTATAGGAGAATATAATGCTAATGGAGAATTTACTGTTAACGCAAAAGCATTTAGCACTTATAATCAGTTAGTTGTTGAGCATATATTAAAAACTGATCCAACTAATAAAGGTGGTTTAAGTGAGGCTACTATCAAAAATCCAAATACTCGCGCCGCTTCAAAAGATATAAAAAATTCTAGTTTTTATAAAAGCTATCAAATAGAAAGTACTGAACCTCAAAAGCCAAATATCGCTAAAGTATCAGGTTGGCAAACTCTTCCTGACAATTCACAAGTTTGGGTTGATAAAGGAGGAGAAATTCCTTTTATAACACCTGAAGTTAATTTTGGAGGAAATGATTTGCCTTTACCAATGGTAGAAACACCTGGTTACACAAGTTTTAAAGAACAAAGCCAAGCAGGGACAACTAGTGCTAGTTGGAATCCCGCAGCGCCAATGTACCAACAAGCTCCTACAAACTTAGCAGTTGCTTTGGAAAAAATTGAAAAAGGTATTGGTTTAAGAAATCCTTATAGAGAAGATTTTAAAAATAGAAATAAATGGAATCAAGGAGAATTACCTGAATATGGTCCCAACTCTGCTGTTTGGTTACAGACTGAAAAAAGTTTACAAAAAGCATTTGATGGAGAACCTGTTCCTTATGACTTAATAGCTAGTTCCGTAGCTCAACAAGAGTATAATAAACTTTATGATAAGATTAGAGAAGATAATTTAAGTGCTTTTCTTTGGGACGCTGAAAATAATAATTATAGACAACAGTTAGTAGAATATTACAATATAGATACAAGAGATCGAAATTTAATATCATCTATGGCATTAATGGCTGTTAATCAAGCTGATCTTATAGAATATACAGGTATAAACCCAGTTAATGAATCTGTGAATAAATTTGAAGAAATTTATAATAATCCAAAAGGTGAGTTTACGTTAGATGAATCACAACCTATTGTTACATTAAGAAATGGCAAGCAAGTTAATAAATCTGTGTTTGAAAAATACATAAAAGCTAGATCAACTAAAGAAAATCAACTTAAGTCGATGCTAGATGTGAGAGATAAAGTTTGGAAATTGCAAGATAAACAGAGTGATATAGATGCTAATCTAAAGTTATTAGGAAAAGAATATGATGCTTGGAATTCTAGTGTAGACGCTTTAGGAATAGGTTTTGCTGATATTGGAACTGGACTATTATATTTAGCTGGAAAAACTGTTAAATACACTATTGGAAACGCATGGACAATTCCTGGAATGGCTGCGGGTAAAGATATGGATGATCTTTGGAAGAGTTGGGATGACGCCTTTGTAGACACTTACGACGATTATGCTAGGTGGAAAACAGAAGTAAAAGAAAACTATGGTAAAGAACTATCTTTCCACGCTAATAGATACGGTCAAGGTGGAGCATTTACAAACGCTACTAACTTTGGAAGATTTGTAGGTATGGAAGTAGGTAAGCAAATACCTATATTAGCAACTATGATAGCGAGTGGAGGTACAGCTGCACCTTGGGTTATTGGAGCTTATTCAGCTGGGCAACACTGGGCAGAAGGTGATTTAAGAGAGTTTCACAGTGGTAAAGCTGAAAACGAATGGATTCAAGCTATATCTTCAATTGGTTATGGAGCTGCTGAAGGTGTGTTTGAAGCTTTAACAACAGTGCCTATATTAAAAAGAGGAAAAGCGTTAATGCAACGAAGTGGAGCTAAAAGCATGTTAAACTACAAAAATTCTATGAAGCAATACTTTAAAGAAAATGCTTTATTTTTAGCATCGTCACCAGTTAGTGAAGCCTCAGCGGAGTTTATGACTAGTATAGCTCAAAACGCTATAGATGGTAGGCCTTTATTAGAAAATGCTGATCACGCCGCTTTTGTGGGTGGTATGTTTGGTTTTGGTATGAGTACTAGTCCTTTTTTAGCTGGTGCAGTAGCAAGACAATTTACAGACTATAATTCTTTTTCTGAATTTAAAAAGAAAGACGATCAAATAAGAGAGTTACAAACAGCTTTAGATTACTTAGAAAAAGATGGTAGTTTAAGCGCAGAGTCTTTAGAAGTTCAAAAAGAAGCTTTATCAGAACTAAGAGAAGATCAAAAGGCTTTTGTTGCTAAGAAATTTAATGCTATTGAAAACACAATGAGTGGAAATGCTTACGATGCTTTTATGGAGAACACGCGTAGACAAGCTAACTCTAGTGCAGCTGCAAATGAAATGATGAAAAATGGAGTTGATAGTAAGTTTTTAGAAATTGAAAAAATGAAATTTGATTTGTTTCAAGCTAAAGCTGATATATGGAGAAATAATGGAAATTTTGGAAATACATTTAGCTTACTTGAAGGAACTAATAAACGTGAGTATGATAGACTATGGCAGGAGGCAAAAAATCAACTAGCAAAGGAAAATAACGGTAAAGTTAGAGATGATCAAATACCACAAAGAGCTGAAGAGTTATATATTGGAGAGCAAGTAGATGCAAACTTTAAAAAAGTTAGCGGAAGAAGAAAAAGTAAAAATAAAAAGTATTTCAAGTTTGACACCAATGGTGAGGCTTTAACGTATATAGATGATGTTTTAGAGACTTCTAAGGAGATTATACAAAATGATAATACATTAACTGACGAACAAAAAGCTAATCAAATAAAAGATCTAGAAGTAAATATAAGAGGATTTAAAAATGGATTAAATTCTGGATCAGCTATGGGAGGTATTGCCGCTGGTAATATTAGTGGTTGGAATTTAATGTTTGACTCTAGAGGTGTTGTTACTACAGACGCTAACTCTGTTTCTCGAAATGAAATACTAGGTTTTAGAGAAAATGCTATTAAAAATAATGAAACTCAAATATTTACACATGAAGCTAGTCATGCTGAGTTTGGTGAAATATTAGGTTATGATTCTAAAGCGTTTGAACCTTTAGCTGAAGATGTTACAAAGTATCTACAAGAAACCCATCCTGATATTTGGGAAGCAATGGTGGCTAGAAGAGGATCTGCTTTGAATAATGCTGATGAAGTTGTAATGAATTTTTTAGAATACGTAGGGAATGGGGATATTGACCTAAATAATAAACCAGGTAAATTAATGGGAAGTTCTTTTGGTTTTAACTTAAACAGTATATTTAAAAAGAATAAAAAATCTGACATAGACTTTAAGGGTGCTAATGAAAGTATACAATATTTATATGATTTAGGAAAAGCTATATCAGAGGGTAGAGTCACTAGAACAATGGTTAAAGAGTACAGAAAAAAAGCTGTATTTAAGGAAATGAGAGACAATTTTTCTAAAGCTAAAAGAAAAGCTGAAAAAGAAGCGAAAACAGCTAGAGAGGAAAAAAACTTAAAAAACTTAAAAAAAGAATTAGAAAACTTTAAATTCTCAGATACAAAACAATATGAATCAGCTGCTGATATATTAAAAGATTTAAATGAACTTGTTGCTAAAAATAAAATATCTCCAGTAAAGAACTATAGAAACAAAGTTGATGAATTATCTAATAAATTTAAAGAGTTAAAAGCTAAAGCTGGTGTTGTTGAAAAAGTACCAGTATTTAATGGTGACACAAGAGAAGAGTCAGACGCTGCTAGAAAAGAAAGAGTAAATTTAATTGAAAGATCTTTTAGAGGTAGATTAGAAACTTTCCAAGGTGGAAAACCTATGGCAGAAATATTGAGAGCTTATGAAGGAAACATAGAAACCTTGTTTAAAAAAGGAGGATACTTTGCAACTGACTCTTATCAAAGATTTGAAAGTTTTAACGAAGCGTTAGCAGAATTTACAGCTCTTACTAATATAGAATTAATGAAATCTGTTAGAGCTTTTAACCCAACTAAAAATAACGATTTTGATGCTTACATGATGAGCCCAACTATTATGACTAACAAAGTTAAGTTAGCTAACAAAAAGATTGGAGCAGAATCTAAAAACCAAGGATTTAACGTAGGATTAGAAGCCGCTTCTGGAGTTGCTGTTTCAGAAAATACTAGCGTGCAAGAATTTGATAAAACAATAAGAGAAGTATTTGGTGTTGAAAAAGGTTCACCGTTTTATGGTGCTGCTATGTCAGCAGTGCAAGACGTAATGGCTAAAGGTCTTCCTAAGTTTGAGTATACTCAACGTAAAAAGAAAGGTAAAGGAGAGAAGGTTACATTAGCTCAAGTAAGAGCTACAATTAAAACAAATCCTACTGGTGAAGTTAAAAGACAAGTAGAAAGAGACTTAGCTGGTATAATGAAAAAAGTTAAATCAGAGTTACAAACTAGTTATCAAACAGCGTTAGATAAAAGTGTAAAAAATGAGTTTTTAAAATCTAAAATATATGACACTTTTCTAAAAAAGAATAGATCAGATCTTTTAGCTCGTTTGCCTATAGAAGATTTAGTACAATTACAAAAAATGGCTAAAGAAAAAATATTAGCTAAAGTAGTTAAAACAAATTTAAACCCTACTGAAGTTAAGAAGTTTGAAGGATCTGGAAACTTAACTACAGCTACAACAACACAAGGACCTACTTTATATACTAGATTAAATCCTAGTGAAAAAGCTTTTGTTGACTTTTTTAATGTAAGGGGTAGAAAAAATGCTTTAGCTAAAATATTAAGTTCTGAACTAGGTTTAGACGCTACAATGCAGAATTTAACTAGTGAAAAAGTAGTTGAAGAAGTATCTAAAGGAAATCCAGAAATTAAAGAACAGTTAGGAGAACAAGCGTTAAAAGATTTTGCATTAGCAATAGGTCGTGGTACTGCGTTTAAGTTTTCTTTAGCTGAAACAGTTGGTATTGAGGGTAAACTAGCAGAAGATTATAAAGCTTTACAACCAACACTTATAGACCAAATAATTAATATGGAAGTCTCAGATCCTATGTCTGTCAAATTAGCTGTCGATGTAATATATTCTGATGGTAAATTTATTCCTTACAGAACTAAAATTAAAAGTGTTTTTGAAAAACTATTAAAACCATATAGAAAAGCTGTAAAACAAGAGGGTAAAACAGATTTTAATTTAGAAGAATATATAACTAGCGTTGAGTCTTCTTTAGATGCTGAAAATAGCATAGCTAAAATGTTTGGTCAAAAGCCAATGGCTAAAGCAAATCAAAACCCTACAGATATATCTAATTTTAAAAAGTTTGATAATAGAAACGCCCAGCAAAGATTGTTAAATAGAGCTGGAAAAGATTCGGACGGTAAACAAAACCCAGTAACGGAAGAGATGAAAATTGAACAAGCAGCTCTTGATTTAAGATTTCAATACGGAAGACAAAATGGAACTAAACCAGGAACAGCAAAAGCTAGAGGATTTGTTTATGCTAATTCTAAACAATTGTTTAATGAATTCTTTACAGAAAATTATGGTTTTACAGAGGCTATATTAAAAAAGAAAGATGGAAAAAGAACTTTACAGTTTAAAAAAACAGATGGAGAGCTAACAGCTGCTATACCATTTGATGCAAATCCAGTTCAAAAAGTTACTGAACAAATGGTGTTTAAAGACATGTCTAAAGAAGAAATGGACTTTAGAGAGAAGATAGCTAATGAAGCTTTTAACTACGTGGTAGATAGTTACAAAGCGGCGAAACAACTTCTAGACGGCGGTGGAGCTACTAAACTAGATATAGCCATGTTAATGAATATGTATGGTCAAGCAATGGAGGGACCAATAAGAGCGGCGGCTGTTTTTAAATACAAACCAATAGACGCTCCTTTTACATCTCTTAGAAACAAAGATGGTGGTAAAAACTTTGAGTATGAACACGGTATACCGGCTAAGATATTTAATTTATTAGTAGCTGATGCTGTATTCTTTGATAATAAGAATATTGACTTACAAAAACTAAAAGATTCTTACGCTGTTGGAGCTATACCAGTAGATATGAATGAAAATTTTAGTGCATTCTTCGCTGATCGTATGCAGTTTGGTTACGAAGTTGGAGATATTGCGCCTATGAGATGGTATAACATGTTCACTAGAGGTAGAGCCGCTTATGCTGTAGAAGATATAAGAACTGGTGATAAATTTGGTGAGCAAGAAGCTAAGCTATGGAAAGAACAACAAAAAGCAAATGAAGTAAATAAATACTCTTTATCAAATAATGTAGTTGATATGAAAAACTTAAATGCTGACGAAGTTTTAAGTTATGCAAGCTCTGTCGATGCTGCTTTGAGGATTGCTAGAGATCCTAATGCTCCAGTTAAAAAAATTAGAGTGTTTGATTTTGATGATACATTAGCTACTAGTGAAAACTTAGTTTTTTACACAATGCCAGATGGTAGTAAAGGTCAACTTAATGCGGAAGAGTTTGCAAAGCAAGGTGCTGAACTAAAAGATCTAGGAGCAGTTATGGATTTTACAGACTTCAACACGGTGCGTGAAGGAGGTGAAGGACCACTCGCTGATTTAGCTAGAACTATCATAGAAAAAAGAGGATCAGAGGACGTGTTTGTTTTAACGGCTAGAGCTCAAGAATCTGCTCAAGCAATATATGATTTTTTACAAGGTATAGGTATAAAAATTCCTTTTGAAAACATAACTGGATTAGGTAATTCAACAGGTGAAGCTAAAGCACAATGGATAATAGAAAAAGCCGCTAATGGTTATAATGATTTTTATTTTGCAGATGATGCAGTTCAAAATGTTAAAGCAGTTAAAGATGCATTAAGCGTTATTGATGTTAAATCAAAAGTACAACAAGCTAAGTTTAAGTTTAGTGAAAACATAGATGAAGATTTTAATAAAATACTAGAAAATAGTTTTGGTATAGAGTGGTACAAAGAATTCTCAGGTGCTAAAGGAAAAATGATAGGTCAAAATAAAGGAAACCGTATGGTTCACCCTTATTCTGCTGAAGATTTTGAAGGATTACTATATCCATTATTAGGAAAAGGAAAAACAGGAGAAGCAAATTACCAATGGTTTAAAGATCATTTAATAGATCCATATAATAGAGGCGTTAGAGATATGAACACTGCTAGAATAAATTTAATGGATGATTTTAAAGCTTTAAAAAATACTCTTGATGGTGTACCTAAGACAATGAGAGATGTAAACTCTTCAGGTTTTACAAACGAAAACTCAATGAGAGTTTTTATATGGTCACAATTAGGATATGATATACCCGGTGTTTCTAAAACAGATTTAAAAGAGATAAATGATTTAGTAGAAAATAATGAAGAGTTAAGAGTTTTTGCTGAGGTAGTAATGCAGATAAGTAAAGGTGATTATTCAAAACCAGGTACAAACTGGTTAGGTGGAAACATTACCACAGACTTTATAGATGTTTTAAACGATGTTAAACGTAAAGATTTTTTATCAGAATTTATACAAAACAGTGATATAATTTTTTCTGATAAAAACATGGCTAAGCTTGAAGCTTCTTTAGGTCCTAAATATGTAGAAGCTGTTAAAAACATATTAGCTAGAATGAAAAGCGGTTCAAACAGACTTCAAAGTCAAAATAGAATAGCTAATGGTATTTTAGATTATTTAAATAATGCTCAAGGTGTTGTATTGTTTTTAAACATGAGATCAGCTTTGTTACAAGGTATTTCATCTATGAACTTTATAAATTGGAGTAATAATAATATATATAAAGCAGGTAAAGCATTTGCTAATCAACCTCAGTACTGGTCAGATTTCACTAAGTTAATGAACTCTGATTATTTAACCGACAGACGAAACGGTTTAAAGATGAATATTAATGAGAATGAAATAGCTAACTTGGCTAAAACTAGCAAAAATAAAGCTAAAGCAGTTGTAGCTTATATAATAGAAAAAGGTTATACACCTACTAAGTTTATGGATAGTTTTGCTATAGCTTCAGGTGGTTCAACATTTTTTAGAAATAGATTAAACGAGTTAATTGAAAAAGAAGGTTTATCCGCAAAAGAAGCTGAAACACAAGCTTACAAGGAGTTTGTTGATTTAGCTGAAAAATCACAACAGTCATCAGATCCTAGTAAAATATCTTCACAACAAGCTAGTGATTTAGGTAGAATATTTTTAAACTGGGCTAACACTCAAATGCAATACTTGAGAATACAGAAAAAAGCTGGTCAAGATATTATTAATAGAAGAGGAAATGATTTAGAAAACGCTTCTAAAATAATATATTATGGAGTTATACAAAACCTCTGGTTTCAAGCCGCTCACTCTGCTGTGTTTGCATTAGCTTTTGGAGATGAAGACGATGATCCTGCTTTTAAAGATAATAAAATAATAAGCACCGCTAATGGTATGACAGATAATATATTAAGAGGTTTAGGTATAAGTGGACAAGTTATATCTGTTCTTAAAAACACGGCTTTTGATGTGTATGAGAGATCAAATAGAAAGCGACCAGAATATGTAGACGCGGCTTGGGAATTAGTAAGAATGTCTCCAGTAATAAGCTCAAAAGTTAGTAGAGTAAAACAAGCTCTTTGGCATTTTGACTCTAAAAAAAGAAGACAAGAAATGATAGACAAAGGGTTTAGTATAGATAATCCAGCCTACATGGCTACAGCTAAAGTTATATCCGCAATAACTAACGTGCCTATTGACAGATTGTTACTTAAAATGGAGAACGTAATGGCAGCAACTTCTGCAGAAACAGAGACTTGGATGAGCATAGCTTTACTTCTTGGTTGGCCTAAATGGCAATTAGAAGCTAAAAAGAAAGAAGCTGATAAATGGGGAACTTCAAAGTCTAGTTCAAAAAGTGATTCTAATTTTGGAAAACCAAAAGGAGGGTTTAAAAAAGATAAGACATGGGGACAACCGATATCACAATAGGTATACTTACTCCTACTAGAAATGATAGGCCTTTATTTTTAGATCAATATAATGAAATTATAAAAAGTCAGACATTACAACCACACGAAATAATAAAAGTAGATTACAAACCGGTTTCTAATAAAAAAGATTTAGGGGCTAGATATAGAATAGGGATACAAGAAGCTCAGAAAAGAGGTTGTGATATAGTATTACTTTGGGAAGATGATGATTGGTATCATCCATTGTATTTAGAGTGGATGGTTCAAAAATGGTATAGTAATGGTCAGCCGGATGTTTTAGGCGTAGATGAAACATATTATTATCACATAATTGAAAACGGCTTAAGACATCTTGAGCATGGTGGTAGATCATCTGCTTTTTGCACATTACTAAAGCTTCCTTATAATTATAGTTTCACGCAAGATGAAGATATATTTTTTGATTTACACTTATATAGAAAACATGCTAAAAAGTATTTAAAGACTAAAACGATTTCTTTTGAAAATGAAATATATGCAATTGGAATAAAACATGGTTATGGCGTATCTGGTGGTGCAGGTCATAATCCAAAATTTAAATGGGAGTTTTCCAAATCTCAAGCACAAAATTGGTTTAATAAACACTGCATGGACAGTGAGGTTTACAAGGATATAGCACTAAAAATTAACAATGAAAATAAGCGAAGGCACAGAATTTAAAATAGATATAAAAACTATTGTAAGTATAATAGTTGTAACGTCAATGTTTGTAGGTATGTATTACACATTGCAAGATGATATAGCAGATGCTAAAAAAATGCCTAAGGCTGTTATAGATCGAATAGAATACGATTTAAAACAAAATTGGCATACAGATCATATAAATAGACTAGAAGATGAAGTGAAAGAAATTCGCGACTGGTGTAGACAAATTGATAAAGAATTAACAGATGGCAAAAAAAGGTAAGAAATGTTGGCCAGGGTATGTGGCTAAAGGTAAAAAGAAATCTCCTAGTGGTAAAAAAACTAAATCTGGAGCTATAAAAATGGTAAACAATTGTGTAAAAAAAGGGAGGAAAAAGTAATGGCAAAGAAATTTAAACCACACCCTATGTATAAAGATTGTAAAGTAAAAATGGCTTTTAAAAAAGAAGATCACGATAGGTTAGCTAAGCAAGGGTATGATCATAAAAAAGATCCATCATGTAAAAAGAAGAAATAATGGCAATAAGAAAAACAACAAAAGGCAAAGGTAGAAACTTTAGAACAACTAAAGAGGGCGCTGGTATGACAGCTAAAGGAGTTAAAGAATATAGAAAGAAAAACCCTGGCAGCAAACTTAAAACAGCTGTAACTAAGTGTGATGTTAAGCCAGGCACTAAAGCTTATAAAAGACAAAAAGCTTTTTGTAGTAGATCTAAGAGTTGGAATGGAGAAAGAGGTAAAGCAGCTAGAAAACGTTGGTGCTGTAGTAGATTTAGTTAGGAACAAAAAATAATGGGCACCATACCCAAAGTTCCTGTAACCAAAGAGGGGATTCATTGTGATCCCCTTTTTTTTATTTTAAAGATTTAAAAATATCTTCTATTTTAGATGTGTCAAAATTATTGCAATCAGTAAATATAGGATTATCTATAGTTGATACGTTGTGAGGTATATTAATTGCGGCGTAATGATCTTTATATTTAGTTCCATCTCCTTGTATAATTCCTTCAGTAAAATTCACATGAGCTACGGGTATACCGTATGCGTGTGCTGCTATTACTCCATGTAAAGAACTTGACATAATTTTTCTGCAAGATGTTATTTGTTTTATCACTTCTTTAACATTTGGATTATTTAAATTTATTATATTTTTTTTAGGATACTTTATTTTTATTATTTTGTATTCATTAATATGTGGTATATAACCAAAATTTTCTGTTTTATTAGAAGAACTTAATATTTTAGGCAATAACATTGCTGGATCTCCATATATTTCTTCACAAGAACCATTGTTTTTTATCACGTTCTCTCTTGTAAGCGGACCTCTAGTAAACAGCCATTTAGCTTTATTATTTAATGAAATATTTCTATATGCTACACCAGATCCTAGAACTAAAGAATTGTCATTTGCAAAATTAGCTATTGAGCCTACACATATTAAATTTGCTTTGGATTTTTCAGTATACTCGTATTTTATATTATAGTAATCTAATATTAAAGGAGTTAATATATCTCCAAAATTATTAACGTGCTTTGCCTGCATCCACCAAGCTTTATATATATTTTTCATAAATAAGGTTTTGTAAAACTTTTATTTCCTTTTCCTTTTCCTCTAGTTTTTTTACCAACAAACAAGTCAAATACACATCCTAAATCTAAAGAAATACCTCCTTGTTCTGCAAATCTAGTTCCAAGTATTTTACCAAAAGGGCCAGCTCCAAATATAAGTAACTGTCCAGATCTATCTTCACTTTGTATTTCTTTACTTATTTCTTTTATTCTATCAAAAATGTTTATTGTAGTATTTTTTTCTACTTCATACATCTGTTCTGCTGGTAAAGTATACCAAGTTACATTTTTAATATTATATTTATTTATCAATTTATCTTTAATGTTTCTTGGACTAACCACAACAATATTATCTACTTTTTTAAAAAGTTTAAACAAATCTCCACTATCTAAAAAGTTTAAATGAATATCATGAATGCAATATTTTTTATTTTTTAAATTTAATTTTTTATAATGATCATTTATAGTTTGCCAGAGTTTGCTTTTATCTATTTGAGCTTGAGTTGGTTTTCCTAGAACAGTAGCTTTTGTTATAGATTCTTCTAACCACTCTTGTGACTGTTTTAATTCTGATGGCGTAATAGATCTATTTATTTGTTTATTACAAAAAAATTCCATCTTATCCTTAACATTGTTTATTATAATCATTTCACCATCACCTATCCTAATTAAGGAAAAACTTTTTAAATTTTTAAGACTTTTTAAAACTATATCTAATAACTTTTTACTATCAATCATAGTAAGTGTTTTTTATTAGTTGTTCCTCCTCTGTACCAGTGGTACATATATAACCCTTTTATAACATTTATAGATTCATTGTGAGCTATTAAATCTTTGTGTAATTTATTATCCACTCCTAATATTTTGCTTTTATTATTCCATTGTTTAAAACCATTTATTTTTTTCCATACTGATTTCTTAATTAATATACAAAAACCACTTAAGTAATTAGGATGCTTAAGTTCTTCACAAGCATATCCATATTTCTTCCTTAATTTTTCTGCTATTTTTCTATGTATGCTTATGTCATCTCCTTTATATTCATCGTGTAATTGCTTTTTATTATTTATTCTATTTGTTACTCCTGTAAAGCAAAAAGTATCTGGATTATTTATTATAGCTTGCTCAAGTAACTCATTATAATGACTATCTAAAAATAAGGTGTCTGCATCTCTAAACAAAGCCCAACTGTTATCTGGAATAAGCTTCATAAAACTATTATAAGCTTTAACTAAATCTTTTTCATTATTATATGGAGTATTTTCATATATAGTTATTTTGTTTTTAGTTGTTATTTTATCTTTTTTTTTAATATGAGGAAATACAATAAAAGGAGTAGATTTTTTACGAGCTTTATAAGATACTATATCATCAAAAGGAATTGTAATGTAAGATAACGGAGGAAGTGTTTTAATACTCTTATATAAACTATAATTTATAGTCACTTGATCTCTAATTGACGGAGAGTTAATATAATCTTCTCGCATATTTTTTAAGTAACTTGGTAATATTAAGCTTTTTGGATCTAAAAACATTACTCCAGTAGCAAATAATCCTAAATCTCGTGGATAATTTTCTTTTATTAAAAATTCTTTAGCTTCTAAAACATTTTGTCTTTTATCTTTTGATGTTTTTACAAGTGCGTTTATTTCATCATATACACATTGTCTTTCTGGGTGACTTAAAAAAACAATATGCTGTTTAGTTAAATTATAATTATCTACTAATCTATTTAAATCTTCATTTATAAACATATTAGCATCCATAGTCACTAATATATCATACTTTTTTTCTATATAATTTAAAGCGTTAAACATAATAGAACTGGCTTTTTTCTTATTGCCGACTACAGCTTTATCTTCGGGACGTAAATCTACTATTTTCCAGTCTTTACTATTAATAGAGAGGTCAGTTACACATATGTAATCCCAACCCTCTGTTTTGTTTAGAGGGGGTAATACATCGTATTTACCTATTAAATATGTTAACACAACCCCTTTATACTTGTTGTCAGTATATTCCGTAATAGGTTCTTTTATATCAATTTCTTCAGGTTCTTGATTGGTATTAGATATTTTCAACAACCGTCCTCCTCTACCTCTCTTTATAGAGTTTTCATCATATTTATAACCAGGAGGAGGTGGAGAGTTTAAATAACGTCTCATTTAATTAAGTAATTTCACAAGAACCACCAGCGCAAGCAAGCTCGCCACTAAGATCAGTGTTGTCTTCAGTTTCGATAACATGTTCTAAATTTATATCTTTTAAATGTTGTAACTTATTTATATAAGTTCCTTCGTCAATATCCTCGAAAGGAGCTTGAGTATATGTTCCACCATCAAATGGTAGTACTGAAAGACCATTGTAATACTTTCTGTTATCCCACATCCATTCACCCGCTGTTTCCCATTCTTCAGCTTTTAAACTAATTGTAGCAGAAACATTGTGAGTATTAGATCCTTTTCTATGACCAGGTGCAACCCATTCTGTAGCTACCTTTTTTATACGTTCAAGTAATTGAAAAGGTGATTCAGTTCTAAGTATAGAACCTTCAGGTGCTTTTTGCGGTATACTAATCACAGCAGTATCGTGAGGTCTAAAAAACTCATCTTCAACTAGCATTGGGTGATTTTCCGCTAAGTATTTATATATAGATTCATTTTTACCAACTCTGATCCTACGCACATAATAATCATTATGCCATGCGTGAATACCAGACGATGTTCCTAACGCCAGAGACGTCGTCCCTGCGGGTTTTACGGTTGTACATCTAGCTGATGGATTAATTCCAATCACTTTCGCGACTCTTGCGTTTTCTCGTTTTACTATTTGAGCGGCTTTCTTCATGTCGTATCCTAACACCGTACCCGAGCCTATCCCAGTCATCGAGACGCCTATTAAAGCGTCTTTCTCTGTTGTTTCTTTCCATACATCTCTTAAGTAGTGAAAATCTGTATATCCAGCTTGTAACGTTCCAATGAACGCAGCTGCTTTCACTCTGTTATTAAAATCATCTTGTGACTCTATATCACTAGCGTTTACTTCACATAAGTTACAAAACTGATTAGGTCGTAAAGCTATTTCACAACAAGGGTTTGTACCCCAGTCTTTATCATTATTAAAATATATACCAGGTTCTCCTGCACCTGATAGTTCAACACGTTTCCATAGATCCATAAAAAACTCTTTAGTTATTTTATGTCTCATAAGTACAGCAGAGTTATTAGCTCTACCTCTTTGTGGGTTTGTTTCCCACCAGTTTCCAGACTTGCAAGAGATCATCTCCTCGTCGTCCGCTGAGAACAGACTTATCAAAGCTGCTCGACGTATTCCACCAGCTAAGACGGCGTCTGCAATATGGCAAACTATATCGTGTACTTCTATAGTGGAGAGCATATCGCCATCCTCCTTTGAATCTAAAACTCCTGTTATTTTTACTATACATTCTTTAAGTGGTTGAGGTCCCGGTGCTTTACCACCAGACGTTACTAACATTGCACCCTTAGGGCGTATATCAGAGTAATCAAACTCTATTCGTGAATTTCTTTTATCACCAAGATATGATTTCATTAATACTTTAATAGCATCTGCCCAACCCTCTATTGAGTCACCTATTAAAAATCTTCTAGTTCTTTTACTATAAGGTTTATTGACGGGATCTAGTTTTTTAACATGATGATCTTGCACAGAATAACCCACACCAGTACCACCAAGTAATAAGAACATTATCTCATTAAACGATTCAATATGATCGATAGGTAAGTAAGCACAATTATAAACACGATTAGGTGATATTTCAATCGGCTTACCTCCGAACTGAAGTGACCGCATACTCGGTAAAATCTTTTTATCATAGACCAATTTATATGTTGTTTTAATGTCATCTGTGAGCTCAGGATATTTTTTAATATGCATATTCATGTTACGTGTTACTAGTTCGTCCCATGTCTCCCTACGGCTTAATTCAGGGATATATTTTGCATATTTCATATAAACTGTTACATCACTTAGTATCTTGTTCGATAACTCCATCTTCTTTTACCTCTTTTTTTGTTGTTATTTCTTTTTTTAAAGACTCTATAGCCTTATCGTAACCAGGCATTAATTTTACTGTTTCTAAAGTCCCAATAGCTAAATCCCTTAGCTGTGTATTTTCATTTATTAAATGCTGAATAATTCTAGTCATTGAGTCTATTTTATTCTTCATTTCAAGTAGAGTACTTTCTTTCATATTCTAATAACTCTTTTAATTTTAAATAACCTTTACTTTCAACGCTCCACTTAATAAATTGTTCAAGTTTGCGTTCAGCATATTTTCTTCTAGCTAGGTCTTTTTGTTCCCAAGAATTAAGCTTACGGTTTCGTCGCATTCTTTTTGATTTTGAGGTTTGTAGATATTAATTTTAAGTAATTTTTTTGAGGCATATTTCTTAAAAAGTTTCCAACGTATAGGAAAAGATTCGTTTGGCCTTCCTTTACACTCAATGATAAATCCATCTCCAGTAAAATCTGGTGTATAAGTGACTTTACGTATTGCTTTGCCTCCTCTATCTCTATACTCTCCTTTAGAGTTTGCTTGTCTTTCATAACATTTGTTTTTAAAGTCAAATGAAGGGATTAGTTCATAAGTAATCCCTTCGTACTCTGCTTGTATACCTGCTTCTTTTAAAGCTTTATACATATATGCTTCAAGTCCTGACTTAAATTCTATACCATCTACAACTTTCTTCTTAGCTCTAACCGGACCTTGCTTCTTACGACGCAATATCCGAGACATAGTAAGGTAAACCGTTAATACTTTCGCCATAGACTTTGTCTTTAGCTTCAGACAGCTCATCTTTAGCTGCTTGAATATATAATATTGCGTCCATTAATTCCTCTTGTACATCATTTAGATATGCTGCAAGATCTTTAACTCCAGTCTTACGTTCTTTATGTAGGGTTTGACCATACTTTTTAAAGCCTACGTCTGATCGACTTACAAACTTATCTACAACTGTCTCTACAACAGGATCTCTGAATTTAATTGTTTTTTCTGTCATCTGTTTTTGTCCATATAAATATTAATAAAAAGCCGATAAATTGAACGGCTATTATAGCTGTCATTGTTTGTTGGTAATCACTCATTTTTTACAAATGTACCGTTTTTCATTCCACCTTTACGATCTTTAATCTCATTATAAGCGGAATCAATGCATGTTTCAATTGATGTTCCTCCTAGCATAGCTAAATTAGTCAAGACAACAACCATGTCTCCTATAGCATCTACAAATTCAACTTGATCGTCTTTTAATATTGATCTACCAAGTTCTCCGGCTTCTTCCATTAGTTTACAATATTGAGTTTTAACATCTCCTTTATCGTAAAGTCCTCTTTCATATGCCCAATCTCTAATTAATTGAAATCTATTTTTTTCAACACCATTTGCTCTATCTTTTAACTGATTATAAAACAAAGTAGCTTCATGCTTAGCTTCGTTAAGAAAAGCTTCATAAAAAGATTTATTATATATATAAGATCTCTTCTTGTTAAACATAGACGTAGACGCGTTTTTCATTATCCAATCTATAGATTCTTTTGTTATTTTAAAAGTACCATGTACTGTTTCCCACGTCTTACCTAACTCATCCATTAATCTACCTTTTAGTTTGTCTAATGGAACTGGAAATGTACTGGTTTGTTCAGTTGCGTTTATTTTCATTTTAAATAATTGTTTATATGGTTTAAGGTCTACTTTATAGCCGTAAGACTTTTGAAGTTCTAACTCGCGGCTTGATATATAATCGATATCTGTGCTTTGATCTAGAACTTCATATTCGTCTGGGCTATAGCCTTGTTGTTCGGTAACCCTGCTATTAAGATTACGTGTTACCCCTATTTTTTTACCCGGGATATGGTATAAATAATATATTATATCACCATCCATATTCGTCTGCTCTTGATTGCGCTGGTCCTTTCTCTTTCGTAGTCAAGAACTTACCAAGATCTCGCTCGTATAAATGTAAATTATGTGCAAAGTGATAATATGTACCAATGTCATAATCTGTCTCATCTGCAACTAATTTTTGTAATTGTGAAAAACAATACTGATCATTACAGAAACCGAACCAGAGATCATTAGATCGCATCGTGACACACATATTCAAATGATTATTTACAACTGTGAATTGTATTGCGTAAGTGCATGGAGTATCATACTTATATCTGCCTATTTCCTTACCATCGTAAATTGATATTGTAGCTTGTCTTGTATCGGGGTTTTTTCTTAGCATTTCTATAACTTTATCTAATTGATAACCTCTTTCCCATTGCCAACCATAATTAGAGTTAACATCACCATGATCGTCTGCCATACGTTTCCATATAGCAGGTACTTTACCGTATATCTCTCCTAATGTTTCTATGTTTCTATCACCTGATAAATACCATCGCCATTCAGCTTCTGCATAATCTTCTTTCCAGTTACGCCATTTGTGTGTAATTTGATTTTGACCTGGTATATCCATTTCAAATCCTATATTAAACAAAGCTTTTGTTCCAGCAAAGTCTGTACCATAATTTTCTATACATTGATACCAATACTGAAAAGCTTCATCAGCGTTTTTAAATCTATTATTAAATGTTTTTATCATAATAAAATTTATATAGTTCCATAACTTTAGGCCATAATTCTGTTGGACCATAAGTTTTTGGACTTAACTTTTTTCTTCCGTTTACATTTACCTCTATCCAACAAGTTTTATTATTAAAACCTTTACCGCAAGGCACGGAGTATATTTTAATACCATGTTCAATACACCATTTATAAGCTATTGTGTTTTCTTTATTCCACAATGGTGGTTTCCAATCAACTTTTTTAGGCAACATTTATTCCCATGGCATTTTTTCTTCTAATTCAGGTTGTACGTGAGGTACAAAACATCCTGATCTCGGTTCCCAAGTGAAGAATGCTTCAGCTCCGTTTTCCCCGAGGTTTTGAAATTTACATTTAAGTATTTTAACTTTTGTCGTTCTAGCTTCATAGTCTCTATGTACGAGCAGACCATGATATGATGCGTCATACCATTCTCCACCACCTTTAATGTTGTACATTGTTGGCTCTTCAATTTTACCATCTTGTGTTTTATACATCTTAGTTGGATGAGCTACTATAAACACTAGCACATCATATTTCTTAGCGAATGTTTCAATCTTAGTTAAATACTCCATTGTATAACGATTAACATCTTCTGTTTTACAGTCAACGTCTCTAACTTTATTAAATGGATCAATAACTAAACATTTAATACCTTTACGTTTCACAAGTTCAGCCCCTTTACGTAGTACAGACTCAAGAGTGTAACGTTCCATATCAATAAAGAAAAAGTTATCATTAACATGATCTGCTACTTGATTCCATTTGTCTCCACCAATATGACCTTTTTCAGGCATATCACCCCATACTTTACGCATTAACTTATGTGCATGCAAATATGTAGGAGCATTTTCTGGTGAAGCAAAAGCTGTTTTCCAACCATACTCTTTATTATAACCTACACACATTTGATCTACAAAATCTGATTTACCTGAACTAGGTATACCAGTTACAGTAATAAACTGCTTAGTATATGTACTAAAAATTGAATCAAAATTATTAAGGCCAATAGTATAGCCACGTTTAAAACCGTTTCTAACAAAGTCTGTAATTTCATCTTCTATATCTCTAAATGTAGTAACGTTTTCTAACGGTACTGGTTTTGCATTTGTTATACGTGACAATAGCTCCTTACTAGAGTACTTGGTTAAGTACTCGTTAGCATCTTTGCAATCATCAAATGTAGCCAAGAAACAAGTCTCAGCTCCAAGTCTACGTATCAATTCAGTTTGTAGGGCTTGTCCCGGCGCATCTGAATCAACTGCAATAATTATTTTAGACATATCATCAAAATAATCAATACAGTTGTCTAGATAGTCTAAATTGTTTGAATTTAATGTAGCTCCATTGGGAACTGATATCGCGTTTGGTATACCAGCTTCATGTAAAGCTAACACGTCCATTTCGCCTTCAACAATAACACAGGTATCATGACCTACAATATTGTCTATATTATAAAATACTTTTTCAGCTCCTTTGTATAACTTAAAGTTCTTACGAGCATCTCTGTATTTAACATTAGTAAGTTGTCCACCTACATAATAGTTAAATTGGATAGTATTCTCGGTCTTGCCGGTTTGAGGCATATATTCAGATCCAGTAGAGACTTTTAATTCATCTAACGTATCTTTAGATATACCACGTGTTTTAAACCATTCTAACGTCTTATCTTTAACAGGGTCAACCTTGTTAATTTCAGGCATAACATAGTCACGTTCAGCTTTACCTTTACGTTTGTATGTGTGCATTTGAAAAGTGCTATCACAGTTATGACAAGTACCAAGACCACGCTCCCAATCATAGCTAGCACATTTTGCTTTTCTATTCTCAGGTTTTCTAGAAGAAGAACACAGGGGACAAGTCCCCTGTGATTTACCTACGTCTAAGCCGTGCTGATTAAAGTTTTCAATTTGAAAACCATTTATTTCGATTTCTTCGACTTGCATTTATTTTATTTAATTAAAATGGTAGATCTTCTTCTACTTTAGCTTGGGCTTTTGGTTGAGGTGCTGCTCCATTTCCTTCATAAGGTATTTTATCAGGGAAAGTTCCGTTAGTCCATACAACTTTTACATTGCCTAAATAAACTTTAGGTGTTTTAGCTTCTCTTTCCTCTTTAGATTGGTCCATACAAACTGGCCCTTGGTTACCAAATTGGTCAGGTTCGTCATTCACCGTAATTGTAATGGGCAAATACTTTCCTTTCTTACCTTCTATTATTTTTGATTTGTCTATTGCATTTAAGTTAATGCTCGCTTTTATTATTCCTGCCATATTATAGGGTTTGGTTTATAAAATATTGGTGAGGGTCAAATCCCTCTGTGTTATAAAATAGATCATAAGCTTCTGATGCTTTTTCAACTTTCTCTTCGCCTGAACTGTAAAACTTATCAGAACAGTCGAACAAACCTATTTGTCCTGTCTTTTTATCTATAGCTATAAATATAAATTCATATCCAAATAATTTTCTATAAATATATGCTTGAGAATCATAATTATATTTCTTAGCATTCCATTTAAAGTTGTCAAGATCAGAAGTTGTTTTAAGATCTATTATTAGCTTTTCGTTGTGATTAACAACGTCTGCTTTTCCTTTCCACATTTGGCCAAATAACTCTGTTATAGCAGGCACTTCATATTCTCCTTTTTCTTCTGAGATTAAGTCTCTGCAAACTTTGTTATTTAGCATTGTAGATATTAAGTTGTCAACTAAGTCAACCTCATGCTGTAGTAAGCACATTTCACCACCGGACATTTCTTTATAAACCTTAGTGTTTCTACTACTTGAATCAACAATCTTAAACTTTTTAAGTTTGTTTGGTTCTAATATAGCAGTGTGAAAATAGCCTCCTACTAAGAAGTGAGCATTTGTCTTACTTGGTTCTTTTAAAGCTAATGGGTTTTTAAGTAACGTAGATATATCTGAATTACTTAAATACTGTTTACCAAAATCGCCATAGTAATGCTCATCTTCTCTTAGCATTTCTATTATTTTTTCTTTTTTCATAGTGTTAGCATCTCTTCATGCTTTTTTGTGACTACATATTTAGCTTTAATAGCGTCAAGACTTCCACCTTTGTTGATGTATTCTTTTGCTTTAGCTAAAGACTCATTAGTCATTGTTTGTTTAGCGGCAGTTTTCTTGCCGTGTTGGTTTGTTGCATCTGAATCCTGAGTGTCATCAATCAAGAACAGATTGCCAAGTGCGTACTTTTTACCGTATGAACTTGCAGCACCGTATCTCTGTGGCATTTGCATACCTTTTTGATCAGTGTCAACGCCTACAATAGCTGTAGCTGATATAGAGTCTTTACCATCTGATATTGTTGCAACTGTCTTTAAAACAGGTTGATCACAGCTACCAGGTTTCATAGTAAGTAACTCTTCATTTACAGTTATAGTAACGCTAAGCTCCTTTAAAAAGGGTTTTGTTGCTTCGAGAATGTCTTCGGCAGAACGGAAATTGTACTTACCGAA